ATTAGCTACAAGCCATGCTTTACCAGAAGTAGGTACTCGTAAGACTAGATCACCAGCAACTGCTGGAGATGCAGTAGATACTTGACGATTGATACTTGTGGTACTACTAGCTGCTCCAAGTGAAATCTTACCTTCACTGTTTAGGAGAGTTAGCGTAGATGGTGAGTTAATTGTGACATTACCAACCAGTGTAGTTGCTCCGTCAACATTCAAAGTACTATCGACATCCAATGGAGATTGAATCTTAACGATACCAGTACCATTTGGATCTAGATTGATATTACCATTAGTATTAGTACTAATAATTGTGTTGTTGCTAGAACCTAGTGTTAGATTCTGAGCAGTAACAGAACCAAAGGTTGGAGTAGCTGCTGTGTGAATTGCTTGTGGAAGCGACAGCGTGACTGAACCAGTTGAAGCTGAAACATTTACTTGGTTTGTTGTACCAGTAAGACCAGTAACACCAGCATTAGCAATAGTAAATGTATCTGTACTAGCATCGGAAGTTAATGTAATACCAGAACCCTGATTGATAGTTAGGGTATCAGTAGAGCTATCAGCAACAAGATTAGTACCAGCAACAACAACAGTGCCAAATGTATTTGGTGGTGTTGCTGTATTAGTAATAGTAACTGTTTTAGTTGAATCATTACCAGTAACAGAAATACCAGAACCAGCAGTAATATTTAAAGTAGAGCTGTTTGTATTAGCAAGAATGTTAGTACTACCAGCAGCTACTATTTTAAATATATTCTGAGAAGAACCAAGATCAGTATTGGTAATAGTAATACCAGCGTTTGCTGCACCGCTTCCACTAACTGAAATACCAGTACCAGCGGTTGCAGTAGCAACATAACTACCAGTAGTATCTGTACCGAGTGCAACTGAGTTTGGTTGGATTGTGGCATTAATAGTAATACCAGCAGATCCATCAAAGTTAGCTGATCCAGTAAGATCTCCACCTAAACCAATTGATCTAGCAGTAGTCAACGCATTTGCTGTAGCAGCTGAACCAGTAAGGCTTGAATCAGTAAATGCTAAAGTTTTAGTAGCAGATGAAGCTCGGAACTTTAGTGTTCCGCTTTCGTACCATACAGCTCCATCTGCTGGAGAAGTTGGTGCAGAACCACCAATAAAACGAAGGGGTGTAACAGTAGAACTGCTAGTTGCTAATGTTACAAGACCTGTCATAGTTCCACCAGTTTTTGGCAAGGCATTATTAGCAGTGGTTTGAACTGAAGTTACAGTAGTATTTGTAGTAGTTAAATTATTATTTGTTGTGTTTAGGTTTGACTGAACACCAACAGCATAATCATAAGCAGCTTTAACAGCAGTAGCTGAAGCAGCAGTTGTACTACTTGTTGTACTAGTTAAATCTGTTAGGTTAACATCAGCAACACCACTAGTAATAGTAAGACCAGTACCTTGTTTAATACCACCAATTTGTAATGAGGTTGCTTGCTTTAGAGATAGCTGTCCATTAGAGACATTAATACCACCATCATTACCAGCTAAAATAGAAACAAGACCTGTTGAACTTGTTGTTGCAAGCGCACCTGAAACAAGACGAGATAAACCAAAGTTTCTTGTAACTAGGTTTCCTGAAGGAGTAGTTCCTGTAGTTAACCAAATATTAAGAACTTTGTTAGCACCACTTGTGTCTAACCAGAAGTAACCATCATGTACAGTATTAGGAATAGCAGCTACAGAATAGGGAACAAATGTTTTTGTTACAGAGTCTGCTTCAAGCAATACCATTGTTGAGGCTACTGCACCTAGATCTGTAAAGCTTTTTTGATAGCGATCAAATCCAGTTAAATGAACCGATGATTTATTTAGACTACTCCACGCATCTCTATAGATTTGTGGTGTTGTAGAACCAATTAGAGTAGTTCCGGGTGTAAGGACTAGGTTTTCAATAAAGCCATAGTTTACTGCATCATTAGCAGTAACACTTCCAGCTGCTCTCATTGTCATATTAATAATAGGAGAAGAAGCTGCACTAATTGTTCCACCTGAAACAACAAGAGCATTTGATTCGAAGTAATTTTTTGTTACTACATCTTGTGCATTTGTTGGGTTTGTGACATTTACAATCTTTCTAGAACCAGCATCATAAGTAGATCCAGTACCTCTAGATAATGCTCTATTATCAATACGAGTATCTGTAGCAGTAGTATAGTCAGTAATATTTGCTACAGCATGTGTAACTGTAGAAATTGTATTAATACGGCCTTTAGCATCCACAGTAATTACTGGAATATTAGAACCACTTCCATAACTACCAGCAGTTGGAGCGGTAGTTGGAGCAGGAATTAATGCATCAGCAAACACACCACTGGTGATTTTACCAGCACTAAGAGCTGGAATATCACCATCACTAATTACTCTTTGACTTACAGCAGTTACACGACCTTTAGCATCAACTGTAATGTCTTTTACTGGCTGTGTGTTATAGGTAGCAGGTGTTACAATGTTTGGAATAGAATCTGTAGGTAATACAAAATTACCCCGATTTTCAGCATTGATATTAGCAAGATCAATTGATGGAAGATTTGCAGATGGAATTGTACCACCAGATGCAAAATCAATTTTAGCTAAAGTAATAGAAGTATTGGCAATAGCAGAAGCTGGTAATATATAACCATCATTAGTTCCACTTAATTTACTTAATGGAATACCACTAGGTAAATCATTTATTCCCATGTTACGATGGCTAATATTAGTTACACGACCTTTAGCATCATAAGTAACTTGCAACATATTATTGGTATTACCAGCTGTTGTTTGTCCATATGTACCAGCTGCAGTTACACTAGTAGTAGGCAGGTCATTTACTTCAATACTACGATGAGCAGCTGAAGTAATAAGACCTTTATTATCTACAGTAAAACGAGTTAGTGTATTTGTACCAGTATTAGGTGTAGCACCATAAGTAGCGGCTGTTACACCACTAGTTGGTAGGTCATTATTATTTAGATTTCTTTGGGTTGCTCCAGTAACTCTACCCTTACTATCAACAATAAGTTGTAACATATTGTTTGTATTATTAGCATTATTCTGACCATAAGTAGCAGCAGTTACACCGCTAGTTGGTAGATCTTCAGCTGCCATATTACGAGAAGCAATAGTAGTTACTCTACCCTTAGCATCGACAGTCATGTATACCATGTTATTGGTATTACCAGCCGTAGATTGTCCATAGCTTCCTGCTGTTGCTCCGCTATTAGCTAGAGCATCAGTTGGTAGTGTGTAACCTTGTCCACTTACATTGCTTAGCTTTGATAGTGGGATATTACTAAGTACTGCATTAGTTAGTGTACCAGTAATAATATTAGTAGCATTGCGTACCTGACCAAGTGTAGCCGCATCTGTAGCATCTACAGCATCAGCCATCTGAGTAATGCGCTGTGCTGTATCTCCAACAGGGGTTGCTGTAAAGTGACCAGAGAAAGGAGTAACCGATCCACCGTTCATTGTTGTTCGGCGTACTGTTCCCTTTGTCAAAGAGTCATAAACAGCTCCAATATTGGTAGCAAAAGTTGCTCCAGATATAGTACCAGATCCTATACCAGTGCTAAACTCTGCATTGATTTCGCCAATAGACTTGCTGTTTAGATCTTTGATGTAGTTGTTAGACATCTTAAGATCGCTGCCACCTAAGAAGGGACCATCAACAGCATTCTCATCAAACTTTAGAATGATTTCGTTTCTTACTTTAGCAACAAGTTCCTGAATAATATACTTTAGTTGGTTGAACTGAAGATTCAGTTGTGTTGTAGTTAATCTTGTGCCGGGAGCAAAGGTAACAATACTATCAATAGATAAAGTCTTTCTTCTAATGATTACAGTATCTGGTTGTCTTACAACATTATTAATATTTGTACCGACATTGTTAACTAAGAAGTTAGGAATATCTAGAGTTTGAACTTCATTATTTTCATCTAGTGTTTCTAGTTGAAATGTTCTAGAGTTAGGATAATAAAGATTATTAGTATCATAAGTAGGGATAGTACTAAGATCAACAACAGTTAAAACTTTTGTCTGTTCATTGATTGAATACCATGCTTTTGGTAAAATAAACATTTGTCGTCTATCAGCAATGGTAAATACATTCTGACCAAACTTTGTATCGTAACCTGTATCAAAAATACGCTCAATTTCAATCTGATCTATAAGAGGAACATTAGGAAGAAAACTAAGTGTGCTTAAATCAAATGTTCTTGTAGAAATAGATGGATCAAGCTCCCCTGAAAATGTCAGAGAAACTGGAGCAATTTCTAAGTTATTATATGTTGTCATTATTTCTCCGATTAAGTATCAATAGTTGTATACTTTTGTTTGAACTTACCCTTGAATTCCATGTTAGTAATGTTTACTGGAGTAGGGTATTCACTGGAAATAGATATTGTAGTTGAATCTGAATAACCCATAATCTTTGTAGCAAACTCTCCCTGAACTTGGAAAATCTCAAGTGGTAGAGTGTCTTCATAGATTGTATATTCAGGTCTAGTTGGAATGTAACTTGTAGTAAACGCTGTTCTACCTCTATGAGTAACTTCAATATCATATGGCCCTGTGTAGTAGTGTCTAAAGACAGCACTACGAATATTTAAGACACCATCAATAATATTATTGTTTTCATCTCTGACAAATAGAGTACTAAGTTCTACTCTCATCTTATACTTAATACCAATGTATACATAGTAATCTTGTACTGCATAGTCTGCACCAAGAACTACAATCTCTGTATAAGGATTAGAATTATCATCTACTTTATTTGTAACAGATATAGGCTGAATAGCAACATTACTTAGATCTTCTTCTGGTGCTGCCCATCCTTTAAAAAGGACTACAAAATATGCTGAAGGATCTGTAATGTCTGTATGTCCGGGCAATCTATAAGTAGTAGAAGCTGTATATGGATCATAGTCTGCATTCCAATTGGTTGCTTGTGCAGTACTATTAATAATCTTCATCTTAAACATACGATCAAGACGAGGAACATACACATCTTCGTTTAGCATTAAGTTTCTATAGAGGTAGTAAACATAAGTACCAGAATCAGCTGTTGTTTCTCTTTTACTTACGACATACATATAGTTATCATAGCATTGAAGAGTTTCAATAGACTCTTGATCAGCTAATATATGTCTATAAAAAGAGTTCTGAATAACTCTATCGCCACTAAATCTATTGATATAACCATAGATATGGTTGCTATTATCATCATCAACAAATAATAATGTATCTTGTGCAGGAGCTGTGGCTGCTGCTCTATACTTCCGGGGTAGATAACCAGCCGCTTGGCTAGATACTTCAACCGCAGAAGCATAACCCATGCTGCCCTTACCTGTAAACAGGAATAGACGCTGTGCATCAAAGAAGTAAAGTCTTGATCCAATGAATTGAGGGTCTAAAATAGGAGCAGTAGAGTAGTAAGTTACTGGTGCTACTGCAACATTGGTAGGAGAAATCTCAGCAGTAGACGCACCAGATAACTGGAACTGCGTATTTGCCTTGGTATTAATAAACATATAGTCTTCAAATGGAGTCATACTGGTAATTTCACAGTAGTTATTTGAAGAAACACGAATATCAATAGGATCTGTAGTTACAATATTAGAAGGATCATCAAAGAATAGGTTTTCGTATTCACCCATCTGTGAGGAAAAGATAACATCATCCGCAGCAAACCAAAGTCTATCTTTAAATACCGCAATACTTGTAATAGGTACTTGTCTTAAAGACTTTCTATCTACAGTTTTAAAGATACTTGGACCGGGATTGCTACGCTTATCACCACTTGTCCGAGCAGTCCACTTGATTGGCTCCATATTCCATGTAGTTACATTGGAAGCAGTAATTGTTACCACAAGTTTCTGTGGCATTCTGCGTGGATCAATATAGGAATGCTCATCAGGTGTTCTTATTTTTTGAAGATAAGGGCGACCTGAAGTTGTAATTTCGGTTGTATGAACTACACCACCAGTTGTTCCACTGGTTTTGTAGATGCCTTTAGTTAAGTCTGCTGGATCATAATAAAACTTTTGATCTGTTGGGTTCCATGAGATAACTCTATAGAAACCAGAAGTAGAGTTTAAGTATGGATTAACCATAAAGAAAACCTTACCACGACCGTCAATCTTACCATTTAGATTAGTATCTGGATCGTATAACAGACGAAGCATTTGTCTTGCAAAATCATTCGTTGTTGCTGTTAGCTTTTGGTTATTTGAATACCAGTCATCTGCTTCAGGTGGTAACTTTACTTTAGAAAGATCATCTACCTTTTGACCAAGGTATTGTTTATCTGATTGATAATAGAAATAATCATCAACAGAAATATAATCAGCACTTGGAATTGCAATAGAATAAGTTGTTGTAGTATCTGGGTGTAATCCCGGCCAGCTATCAACAGTAGCTTCTCTTGTAGAACCTACATAATCAGTAATAAGAACTGGTGTTGAACTTGCTCCAGTACCACTGGTTAAAGTAATGTACATATTATTGTATGTATCATCAACTTCAGAAGCTGAAGTAGCTAATTGAATTTTTATATTTGAACCACTTCTAGCTAAACCAGTAATAACACCCGGTTTCCATCCCAAAAGAATATCATCGGCTGTTGCTGGCTTTAAGTCATCACCAGTATCATACACTTTCATTACTTTAGATGCGCTATAGTAAGTAAGTTTACGACCTTCGATGTCATCAGTTACTGTAACATCTCCATTAAGATCAAATAGTTTACCACCAACATCTGAACTAAATCCAGCTCGTACATTCTTATTAAGAATAACAATGCTTGATCCCAAAGATACAGCCTTAAGAGATTCTTTGGCTGTCTTGTTATTAGGGTTATGTGTGATGTATGCTCTGGTAATTGAACTTACTGTACCGCTTGCATTGGTTTGTGTAGCTGGAGTTAAGTCTTCCCAAGATCCAGTAGGGTATACACGGAAGATATAGAATAACTTGTCACCATCAACTGTAGCATTAAAGTCAATTACGACTAGGAATGTATTGTCTTCATTGATACTATACCAGTAAAACCAAAGGTCATGGGTTGGATCAACATTCGCCAATGAGAACAAATCAAGTCGCATTGAGTCTAGTGAAATGTCCCATGAATAAGCTGTAGTAACAGTCTTCTGTGGTACGATCTCAAAGCCCGGTCGCTTTTCAAAGTTACGCTCAAGAGACACCAGAGCATTGTCAATGTTCTGGGCTTCATTGGGTTGTCTTCTGTTTGGCGACTGTCGCCCTACGCTGTTTAAGGTATAGACTGGAATCTTAGTACTAACTAATCCAGCCCGTGGTCCTCGTCTTCGTATAGCCATTAAATACCTCTGGTACGCCAGTACCTAAATCTGTTTGGATCACTAAAGTAACGAGAGCGCATTGCTGCATCTCTTAGAATACTTGAGGAGGAAAAGATATTTTTCTTCTTATCATTTACATCTGCTGCTTTACTTTTGATACCATGAAGTTGTTCCTGATATCCTAGGAAAGCATCAGTTGCTTCATCACCTTGGGTAATACTCTGGTAGTGACGCATAGCAGTAGCTAGAATAGCTCGTTGTGCGGTTGTTTCCAGATTCTCCCAAGGAAGTTTCATTGTATATTCAATATAATAAGGACCAGATTGATACTTCCAAATGTCTGTATTATCAGTGATATTCCAAAGTCTAGGTGGAGAAGAGTTAAATAAACCTCTTGCTTTGATAATTTGCATACCATCAGCAGCAAAATGATTTGAAACTAATTCAATAGCTAGAATACCTTTTTCATCACTATCTGGTGTAGGAAATACAATTATACCATCAGTGGTTAATTCGTATTTCTTGATAAATTTATTTGAAGCAAGACCTCTCAATTGATAATCAAGACTGGTCTGTTCTAAAATTGTATCAGCAATTCCGGTGTCAATACCTGATTCGCCTTCTAGGTCGGCTACAAGGTTTTCACCTGAAGCCAATAGCATTTGATTAATTGCTTGTAACTTAGTAATTAAGCCCATATAGCCTCCTTGTTGTTAAAGAAAAAACCCACCGACCCCCACTTAAGGGGGCCGGGGGTAGATAAAAGATCACCTCCTCTTCAGACGCGGTTTATAAAACAAAACCCGAAAGCAGAGAGTGAATCAATCATTAGACTACAGAGAAGTACTCTGAGCTGAAGCCGTTTGCGAGGTTGTTTGCAGCACCGTTGAGTAATACACGAAGATCGCTACGAGAAGTAGTGCCATCAATACCAACGATAGCACGGCAAAGCTCTGGACGAATTAGACCAGTACCCTTCATCATGCTAGCAACAGTGAACTGAGTATTGCGGCGAACATCCTGTACGGTGTCAACCTTCATACCCTGTAGTGATAGACCGGCAACTGCCTCTGGCTGGAAGATGATTCCGTGGAGGTTGATGCCATCGCACTTTAGATTGTACTTAGCAGAACCAATTGCAGCACCTTCAAGGTCTGTTTTTGGTAGGTGGTTGCTCTTAATAATCTTTACACCCATGTAATCAATGCTATCAGCCATAGCATTCATGCCCATTGAAAGTGGAGCACCAAGACCACCATAGACATCTGAAGCACCAAATACAGGAACCTTTGTAAAGGTAATTGAAGCATCGTTGGACTTGGTTAGACCAAGGCTACGAATGACTTGGAAGACCTTTGGAGTAACAACGCAATAAACATTGTTAACCTGTACATCATTCTCCTGACACTTGACGAGGTAATCCTCAATACCCTCAAGAAGCTTGAGAGCAGTTGTTTCAGTTGCAGCTGAAGCAGCGACATTGCCTACATCAATTGGAGCTTGGAAAGCATTGGTGGTAAAGTTAGAACCACGGGGATCGTTAGTGATTGGAGCTACAGCACAAGCAGCTGTTAGAGCTACGGCAATCTGTTTATCACGGGTGTTAGCAAGAGTTAGACCAGACTGACGAGCTAGCTCAGAGCGATAATCCCACTGAGTGATGAGCAAGTCAATGTTGTCGGTTTCAAAGTGAGCAGCCATTGGACGAGCATCAAGATTTACCTTGAAGGTACGGCTGGTATTGCCGTTACCAGAAAGCTCTTCACCAGCAGCCCAAGAAGCCTTGAGATCAACACTACCAGTGATTGGGAACTCGTAAGAGAAACCACCAGAAATAGTGCGGGTAGCAATCATGTTCTCAAACATGTTGTACTGATCATAGGCGTTGATTACTTCACCAGACCAGAGTGGTAGCCAGAGCTTGTTCTGACCAAGATTGCCGCCAGAGGTAGCAGCAGTATTTGTTGCGCGATAAACTAGTTGACCATTTGTTAAGTCATCCATCATTTGATAATTCCTTTTGTATTAAGTAGACTAAATATGAGACAATAAGAGCGCGCTCAATCGTTCGATTATTCCTAAAGGAGTCTACTTGCTTGAGTGAGTCCAGCCAAGGGTCATCCATTACCTTCCGGGGGATTTACCCATAGGCTGTTCTCAGTCAATCCGCTGTCTCAGGATGCGGATTATTTAGGTAGTTTTGTAAAATCAGTTCGTAGCATCCGCTGTTCAACATAACTGCGGAACTTGGGATCTACATTGAACTTTGGGTTGTTACGCTCAGACATGAATTCACGCTTAGTTTCGTAAGCGGTAATTCCTTGCTGAGTGCTTGCCATTGGAACTTGTCCTTTGGCTGTTTGTTTTGGTTCAGCAGCCTTGCTTGTCCCTGTAGCCTTAGCATACTTTGTCTGTAGGCCATAGAGAGCAACATCCCAAGAAGGAGATGCAAGGTTTTGATTGATTGCATTCTGTTCAGCTTGGCTAAGATTCTTACTTGCCCAATCGAACATCTTTGCAAGTTGATCCTTTCCACCAATAAGCTCAGCAGCTTTGCTATAAGCAATCTCTAGCTTTGCTTTCTGTCCTAACATATATTCGTTAATGACAGTTTCTGGTAGATTGGTCTTCTTCTTAATCGTATTAAGAGTCTCAGGAGATAGATCATTATTAGTAGCGAACTCAACAGTCCACTGCTTCCAATCATCTTCGGTAGCAACGGCTGGAGTCTCAGCCTTAACTTCTTCTACCTTCTTCTCGGGGATCTTAAGAACTTCTGGTACGACAGGAATCTCTTCCT